GACCCATTAGACTGCGCCCATACACCGTAACCGTTTGTTGATGTCGCTGTAATACCATTACCTGAAGGACCGGAAACAAACTGACCGGCCACACTGCCTGTAGTAGGCGCATATGCATAGATGCCAGTACCAAGGCTTCCATTAGCTATAGCAGTCACTGCAATTGAGCCAGTACCTGTGGCTAGCACATATGAAGGTGTAGAAGCTATAGTCGAGTTGAAGATATACAGTTGAGATGGCACCATACCAGCATTAGCATACATGTTAATAGATGAGCTATTCATATATGTGTTTACTGATGAGTTACCAATAGAGATAACGGCAGTGTTAACTAGACCAGTATACACGCCAGCAGTATTAGCAACAAACAGTGTACCGATACTGTATGACGAACCGTTCACAACACCAGTAGTCCAGATGCCCGTGGCATTAACAACACTACTAGTACCGACCGTGTGGGATGCCGCATTGACCGTGCCGGTATAGACACCGGTTGAGTTAGCAATTGTTGAGGTGCCGATTGTAGCTGTAGGTGTGACAATACCCGTAGAGTTAGCTACAACCGTTGTTCCTACAGTGATAGACGCACCGTTTACAATACTAGTAAACACACCTGTTGAGTTAGCAATCGTTGAAGTACCAACTGTATGTGATGCTGCATTAACTGTGCCCGTGTATACACCGGTAGTATTTGCAATAGTTACTGCATTAACGCTTAGCGTTCCAGTTGTCAGATATGAGTTCGAACCGTTATTGCCTATAAAGATGATCGTGTCATTAGCAACCGTTGCGCCCGTACCGGTCGTCAGATCAACCGAATTGCCGGTATATAGACCACTCGTATTAACCGTAACATTTGAACCAATTGAAATAGATGTAGCATTTAGTGCGCCGGCATACGATGGCAGATAACTAGAGATATTAGCGTTTAGTGTAGAATTAAGCTGATAAGATGCTGCAACAACTCCACCAAGATATGATGAGTTGTTAGAAGAATAGATAGCAATATTACCAGAAAGTGAACTAGTAGTCACATAATTGCTAAGGTTTGCAATCAGCTGAGCATTTGAAACATAGTTAGTGTATAGGTCAGAGAAATTATTCTGTGTCTTAACGAAGGCCGTGCGTAGTGGATCGCCGGTGCCGTCATTAACAGTCGTTCCTACGAGAATATTTTGTTGTGCCACTGCCTATATTCCTTAGAGTTGGTCAGCCGTGTAGAAGTTCGAATCAGTCTTGATAGTATTCGTATCAGTAGTAATAAAGATTGAGCTCAGATACGATGCAGCTGTTGATTCAGTATCGATAGTTGCTGTGACAGACTCAACCATTGTTTTATTAAATTCACCAAATAATTGAGCGCCTGCAGTGTGAAATGTGTCATACAGGAGGTTCTTATACTTATCAAGAGTGGCTGCAGTCTTAATTTGGTATGAGAAATCCTGATAGAAATAGCTATCTTGAATGTATTTATTCGCATCTAAGAAGCCGTCGTCTGTACTCCAGAAACCAGCTGTCTTACCAACACCGCCCTTGATTACCCTACCGGTAATCTTACTAGCTTCATTAAATTCAGTAACGTTTGTTGTTAATCTAGCCCCTGTACCATTCAGCGATCTCACCGTCAGTTTCGGCGCGCCGGTATAACCAGACCCGGATGTCGTCATCGTCGCCGCGATGATTGTTCCATTCGCATATGTGGTCACATAACCAGCAGCGCGTGTGCCAGTAGTCACACCGGCAAACACGATCATATCACCGTTCGAATATGCTGTACCGCCATCCTCAATTCTAATAGCCGCTAGACCAGCATAAAGATATGCCTCGACAACCTCTTGATCGACGTATCCTCTACCAGAATTTACCGAACTTAGGCCAGAAATAACGCCGCTACCTGTCACAGGAGATGCTAGAATTTGTGAGTTAATTCCAGCATACGTACCGTCATTTGTTGACACAGTCGTTTCATACTGCGCAAAATTTGATGGTAGAATAACCGGTGAAACCCGATGCAATGCTAAGTTAGCCACTGAATTATATGAGGGCGGCCCGTATAATATCATCGACGTATTACTTGTCACAGTCTTAATGACAGCATACTCTTTAGAATTATTATTTGAGCTATTGGCCTGCAGTAAGACAACACTATTGGCTGTAAAGTAGCGTTCAAAACTAGTTCCAACACCAGTTATTGTATTTGATGTGCTACTATATGTGATGTTGCCAGAATGAGCATTCGTCACATCCTGAGTGCTACGTATAATAATATTTAGATTTGAGGTATAGGCATTTCCACCAAACATATTAGTCAGTGTTGAGATAGACCCAAAAGTCTGGGTAGCAAATGTTAATGAGCCACCAATAGTACCAGTAGTAGCATTTGCAGTAGCAGCACCAGGAAATCCATATGCTGTTGCATTTAGAGCTGTATCAAGATAGTCTGCAATATTATCCGTGTTGTACGTAATCGGAACCGTGTATGCAAGTGGGCCTAGTGCAAACGCTGCACCCGTACCATTTGCTGAAGTCTTATATTGAAAGATTAATGAGTTTGCAGTAACACCAAATCCACGATTTAGTATTTCATAATGTATTGCACCGCTTGCAGTTGTTGTCTCAGTAACACGCAATGCCCCATCAATACCGTAAGAAATAGCTGCACCATTTCCAGTCAGTGATAGATGCGCAATCTTAATAACGTCACCGACTTTATAATCCTGACCACCATTGATAATGGATAGAGTCTCTAGTGAACCAATAACAATCGGAGCAGCACTAATTAATATGCCATTATTCTCATCACCTACAGTGATTAGCTTTTCACCCTTAGTGAAATTTCCACCCTTAGGTAAAATATTACTAAGCTGGAATGTACCAATAATCTGCTCATTGATCGGCGCACGGCTATAGCTCTCGATAATTGCTGTAGTGCCTGAACCAATACCTAGAATCTTCTTGCCTACAAAACTTGCGTTAAGTGTACTATCAGAGACTTCTAGATAACGTGGCTCATTCCACTTACCATCAGACAGGCGTAAAACGTTAACACCTGGTAGGTAAACATCAACATCCTCATTATAGATGAGGCGGAATAGAAGCTTATAACAACTGATAGTTCCTTTAGAACGATAGACATCCAGGATGTGCTTCAGAAGAAAGCGCTTATTGATGATCGTATTAAATGGGATACTATAAAGATACTTGCGCTGAAAATGTTCTAGAAAGCCATTAAGACTGGCTTCGTTCCATGGCATAGTGTCAGGTGTTTTATCAATATCTCTAAACTCGAAGATATTTCTAGCACCATATATGGCGCCACCCTCTGTCTCCATCCACTCGTAGTAGGCTTTAGTGAAAGCAATAAAATTCTCGCCCTCATCCAGATAGAATTGAGGGAACTGCGACTCAATAAAATTAGAGATCTTCTTTTCTACTGAAAAGTCCATTATTTTAATGTCTCTATAACAGCAACTGTAACGTCAGGGCTACTAATATCGATTAGTGCAATTGCATTTTGTCCGATGATAACATCTTTATTTAGGGGGCGATATTTAAGTGCTATGTATTGATCATAGTCAGTAGCTATAAACTTCTGAAGTGATACCAGACCTGTATCATAATCGATAGTTCCAGAGGTGCTATTAATCATAGTAAATGCACCATTTATCATCGAGTAGATGATAATACCACCAACGTTGTCGTCTCTGAAATAGCAGTTATCATAAGAATTACCATCTACATCCATGTATGAAAATTTAGTAGATGTCAGAACAGGTTCGTCGTGCATAGGTGTATTTTTTACATATCCAGGCGACTCACCTTCGGAATTAGCTGCATTGTTAAATGCAATCTTAAATCCTGTTGCATAGTTTAATAGCGGTGAAAGTCTTTTCGTAATATAGACGTCGGTATTATTGCTTGTGATACTAGTATCAACCGCATCGATAGCCGCCACAAATTTACTATATCTGAAATCTGAACCAAACTGTCCTAGATTTGTTAGACCCCATGTATTAATAGAGTTGACTAATAAGCTTTGAAGCTCATTGACTAATTTAGTGGTTGCTGCTTTCTCATACTGTACTTTAGTATCGATACCTAGATAGAAATATTCAGGGTCTGCGATAATAATGCGTGTAGGTAAACTTGTGTAATCTTTAAGGTACTTAGCAATGTCATCCTTCAGATAGTTAGGAGCAATGATACCGCCTGTTGGCTTTAGAGCAACAACTACACGGCCGGACTGCTTAGGCTCAAGTGTTTCACCACCATACACACTAACAGCATCAATCTGTCCGCCATAATTATCTAGGACAAGTGCAGAATAATCATCTGCTGCTATAGCTCTTTGCTGTGTAGCAAAATAGCGTGGTGCAGAGAATCTGATAGATTCAATATTTTCTGGGTCAGCACCACCAGCTGAAATGGCAGTAGCGGTAGGTGTTGATATGGCCGCAGTGCCACCATTTAGTGCACCAAGATCCATAGTGCACAGGAATGAGTCAATACCATCTGCTGATGGACCGCTACAAACACGATACTCAACTGACACGACTGATAGATTATTAGGCTTTCGACCAAATAGTCCGTCACCAAACACTATTTCATATGCACCATTTTGTGCAGCTTGTAGGAAGTATACACTAGAAAGTTCATTCAGACCAAATAGAGTTTGAACACGCGTGAAAGTGGTGTTGCTGCTTCCTTCAGTTACCGTTACAGTCAAACTGTCAATATCGATATATTGATTTGTTAGCAGATATTTTTGTGTCTCTACTGTGTAGTCAACGATAAAAACATCAGTTGTGTATACACCTTCGTATAGATTTAGACTTTCTACAGTATAGGTAGAATTAGCTGAGGTATAATTATGAAGCTGATTTGTTGAGAATGTGAAGACACCATTCGAGTTAGTACCACTGAATGTAGTTCCCTTAGGGATAGCAAATGGTGATGCAATACCGGTAGTAACAGCAGAAAATGAAACTGTAGCTAGTGATGACTTTGCAGACTTTGGAAGATAGTTCAACTCTTTGGCGTGTGATACAACTGAATCATACTTTTGAGCTGTATCCAAGAACATCTCAGAGGCTACCATATTTAGGTAGAAAGAGTTTAGATAGGTGTTGTACGACATAACGTCCAGAAGGACGTTCATGTTCGAACCTTCAAAGTTAAAATCTTTGAATTTAGCTTGAGACGTCAGGAAGCTCTTAAAGTCTGCCTTTAAGGTATCAAAATCTAGTGATGTCAGTGATAGTGATGTATTGGCTGCCATTTACCTGACTCTTTTTAAGAAGATGCTTAGTTGAACCGGATCTGGCTTATTTATTAGTGTGAAAACAATGTTGATAGCTATCCCGTTTCGATCAGGATCGTTAAGGGGTGTAACCATCATCTGATCGACACGAGGCTCATATAGTCTGACGGACTTATTAATATACTTGACAATGTCCTCGGCGGTAAATGGGCCAAAGTTCTCAAACAAACACTGATTAACATTTGACCCAAAGAATGGATCGAAGAATCTCTCTCCAACACCGGTCATGATCAGGTTCTTTACCGACTGTCTGACGGAGTCTTCGTTCTTTAGTGTGATAAGTTCTTTAGTGATCGGATGCTTCGTAAACGCGTTTGAGAAGTCAGAGTAAGTATCTGCCTTATAATATAGTTGTCCGATACTGTCTGCTCTGCTAACCATTTTATCCGCCTGCAAATACGTTTGGTGAACCAGCTGCAACTGATGTGCAACCTCTTAATGCATCTCCAACTCTTCCAATACCCTTACCATTAACAAACACGGATGTTGAACCAACATCTATAGGCGCGGCATGGGAAGGACAAGGTGCACCTGGTAACAAGTGTGATGTATTATTATCATCCTGCCTACTGACCTGAATTCCATTCACATAAACATCTGGTGAACAACCATCTCTGGTCATACCACTGCAGTGAGAAACATCAGCATCGCCTTTTCTAGTTACTGCTGGCATTATCTCGCTCCTTCTTCATTAATGCTTGAAGTTTATCATTCCATTGCTCAATTTCATCATGCTGATCCTCAGTGTGCGGACCATCAGGAATCTCAGGTAGAAATGCAATCACATGTTCAAAAGAATCTGGTATATCTTCATATTTATCGTAGTCTATGAGAACACCATCTTTTAGAATAGTAAACTTGTGACTCATGGGTTAATATCAACCTTAGCGGATTTGATAGTGATATTGCTTGGTGTAATCTCAATAGAAGATCCACCAACTTGTAAAATTATTCGTGTTGTACTAGAGAATATCATGTCATCTGATGCAATGTGTGTCTGATTACCAGCAGTTGTAATAGCATAGTTTCCTGCTGGTGCAGAAACATTGACGTCACCACCTGTACTTTTTAATGCTACCGATCCATCTTTAGTAGT